GACGCTTGATTCGATACCATCAAGGTAATGGCGCATAGCAGCAATTTGTTTTTTCGCCATACTGACTTCCTCAGCACCGCCAGTATCAGAAGGATCAACTGCTTCATGCAAGTCCGCGCCTGTGGCGAACTTTCTGAGTTCTCTATCCAGTCGAGATATGTCAGACTTACTTTTTGCAGAGAAGATAACTCCTTTATCAGTTTCGCCTTCAAAACTAATCTTTTTGGATTTCTCATATTTCTTTAGCAAATCAACAGCACCTTTCATTCTCTTATCGCCGTCAAGGTGATCCATCCGTACATGAAACTCAACTGCTTCATCAATCTCTGCCCACTCTTTCATTGGCATCAATTTACGACCATCGGTTTTATATATCTTCGCCTTGCCACCAACTCGATTAATTTTATTTGCTTTCTCTGCATACTTTTTAGCAGATGCAATGGTAGGGAAAAATCTTTTAATATTTTCTTTTTCTCTCTTATCCTGATATGTTACAACAAATCCTGGATCATCAGTTACGTCTCTCGGATCCATGGATTCTTTCATTTCTTCTCCAGTATATCTCTTCGCAAAATACGCAGATGACTTTCCAGATTTATAAGATTTTTTCATATAATCGTCGGACCTTCTTAGCATTCCTGGTTTATCGTTTTTCTTTTCGCGATCAAGTGCTTTCTGAATTTTTGCTACTGCCGCCGCAGACTTATGTTTTTTCTTCTTTGGTCTTGAAGAAGATGGATTCGGTGGAGGAATTTCTATCTGCCCTAATGTTTTCTTTGGACCTTGTCCGTAAGAAACTGTCCTTCGAGTAATCGATTCTTGTACTTCTCCTGGAGTTGCATCATATTCTTCCTTTCGCACTTTCTTCCAAAGATCAGCATCAGCAGTAGTTCGAGTTTTGCCGCCAGTCAAGAATGAGTTAACACGCGCCATACCCCATTGCTCTGGAGTAGTTCCTGGGCGGTGACCTGTTCGCCACGCAGCAACCCCACGGTTATATACCTTGCGAAGAATACCAACAGAGACACCAGACTTCTCTGCTTTATTCTTGAGTGCTTCGCTGGTATCTTCAAATATCTCTTCTTTCATTTTTTCTTCGCCATACATATCTTTGAATTTTTTAGTGTACTTTGATTCTTTGGTTTTTGCGGATGGATCTCCAGGAGCAGGTTTATATGCTGCCGGATTATTGTCATCCATTTTCTGCCCTTTCTTAAAGTGAGCATCACGTTTCGCTTTGGTAGACTTAGAGAGACCAGAGTGATATTTAGCAGGTTGAGTGCCCTTTCGATCTTTAATGTCTGGGTCTTCAGGCGTTCGGTTCGCCATCTGGTTCTCCTGCTTCTGCTTCTGGTTCTGGAATTACGGTATCTGGGTCAACATCAACAGGGTCAGTTACAGGTTCAGGAACTTCTACAGTATTATCCTGCGTCACTGCTTCGACTTCAGCGGGAGTTGCATGCTGTTGTGGAGTATACTTCGCCTCAAGATCTTTCTGATAAAGATTCTGATTCTTCATCATAATATCTTTGACCGCTGACATTAATCCTGTAATCTGTGATGTATCTTTTAAATCTGGCATTATCAATTCCTCATGATTTAGGTTTTGAGAGTTCTGCTCTCACTTTTGCATCAGCAATAGACGCTCGATCTAGAATACGATCAAACTTTTTTGCGTCAGAATTTCTTTCTCGTTTAATACGTTCTTTGGCAGATTTTACGTTTGCGCCTTCGCCTTTCGCTTCAACAACATCGCCAACTTGTTTAGTAGTAACCCAAACTCGCCCACCTTGTTGTTCTGCTGCTGACAGCATTTCTTCTTTAGTTCCAACGGCGATTACTTTTCTATCTTGAATTAAACCATAATGCGCATTGTCTGCGCCAATGCAGTCTTCGCCAACTTTAATAGTTTTAGTTTCTTCTTTGACAAATGTTTTAAAGTTCTTCATGGATTAATAACACCAGTTCTGTTTGACCTTTTATAATACGATGATATTTCATCGCTTCGATTGTGAATACATCGCCTTCTTTTAATTGTATTGGAAGTTCGTTATCGTATTGAAACTTCCAACCTTCTCCTTGTATCACCGTCACTTTTCTATCTGCTTCATCGCGGTGCCATACTAATTCTATTTCAGATACATCTCTGGCAAAAGTTCTCATCTTATTGCCATCATGCATTACCAACTCAAGATACGGATTTACCAAAAGAAATTGCCGCCTCCGCTCAAACCAAGTTGCTTGGCATATTGCGGTAAACGGCATGCCCAGTATCCTGGTTTGGTTTTATCTTTTTTCATATCACACTGGTGTCGAGCAGCAAATGACTTCCTTGCTTCTGGATCATCAATCTTTGCTTTCAATCCAGACGTATCACCAAATGATACTTTCTTTACATTGCCAGTCTGTGGATCCTTGACGTACACATAGAACTTCTTGGCACCACCACGCTTTGGTTTATTTAGTTCTACTTTCTTCTTATCTTCTTCTTCAAGCATTGGTACATCAAGAGGAACTGACTCGCCTTCATACAAATCAAACTCGCCGATATCAGAAGTCAGTAGTTCGTGATCAAATGGATCTGCAACTGACAGTCTACTTTCCGCATATTGCTTCTTTGCTTCAGTGTAGAGTTTATAATAGTTTGCGCTGTGCATACGGAAGATATTTTCTGAGAATGGAACACCTTCAACTAAATGATAATCAATTGCTTCGTTAATCTTTTGCTTTTGATCATTTGTAAGCATTACATTTAAACGATTAAATGCCCACTGTTCTTCATCAAGTTCTCGTTCTTCCATGTAGTAAGAACTGCGGCAATCAATGTACATCTTTTTAATATCTTCAAGAGCAACTTCATAACGGTCGCTCTTTTTAATTAGATTTTTTTCTACATTCTCGCTGATTGTTTCATACTCAACTTGCTCAATGATTGGAGTCAATAAAGGAATTAATTCTTCATTAGTCTTCTTTTTCATTCGATCGCGGAATCGTTTCGCTTCGTCGCGCCGAACTTTTGGTAACAATCTTTTTGCTATTTTTGCAATAACTGCTTTTTTACTTTCTACTCTTTTATCAATCGCCATACGAGCAGAAACAGGAAGTTTTTTATAATTTGCTCCACGCTGCCCCGCCAATCTTTTGCGAATCATTTCTTTCGCTTTGCGTTGCGCTCGTTTCTTAAGTTTCTCAGGCGATGCTTTTCTGCGTTGAGCAATCATTCGCCCACGCTTAATTTTGCCTTTAAGTCGACGCATGATCGCTCTTCGCTTCATGCGCTGCTGCATACTTAGAACTTCTTGTAATTCGGTTTCTTCTGACACACCCATATTCTTCCTGATAGTATTATACATTGCTTTTGCATCACGGTCTGAAAGTTTTGAGGGCAGGCCAGTTTTAAATTGGTTATAGTTTCCTTCTACCGCGAGAGCACGTAACTTAGATGCGCTCATGCCACTAACACCTTCAGCGTCAGGGTCGCGTTCACCTGCAGAGACAACTTCAATCTTGCTATAGTTATAATCTTTGCCGTTGTATTTCTGAACCAACTTATCAAACTCGCCAACACGATCGCTGCCGACTACAATATATGCTTCGTCGTATTGACTATCTAACTCGGCGAGAACTTGCATGATGGTTCGTGCGTTCGACTGTTTGATTACACTGCCGAATGCTTTCTTAGCAAATTTGAATTTATCTTTATAGGCGAGGGGATTTTTCTTTTTGTCTGCGGAATGAGACATATAGACTTGAGCATCTGCTCCTTTTCCTTTCGCGACAGATTGCACCTTATCAACCAGTTTCTCGTGACCAGTTGTTGGTGGGTTTAATCTACCGAAAGAAACGACCACGGCAGACCGCGCTTTCTCGGATAATTGAGACTTTTCGATGTTTTCCAGTGAACGCCCAACACTGTTATTTTCGGTTACTTTCATAATTGGAGTTTGCCTTAACCTTATCCTTGTTAGCGCAGGTCTGCCATGGCCTAAACTGCTTAATTGTATTTATACTTTTCGATTGTTGAAACTTTCTTGCGTTCCAATTATTTCATATCCTTGCCACAGAGTGTGTTCGTGGTTTAGAATACTATTAATTTTCATTACTTGTTCCCAAGTCAAGATTTTCAGTTTGACTTTTTTATATTTCTCTCGTTGCCTTTCGTCAAACTTTTCTGACTGCCCAACTTTCTCTGGAATCTGTATAATATTAGATCTTAATTCCAGTCCATAAAACTGAGCATATGCTTTTAAACCAAGTTGTGTAGATTCCGGCGACCGGATCAAATCCTCGTATGAGAGATGAAAGATATTTTTTTCATTACAAACTCTGTGCCAAAATTCAGTGTGATCGCGATACAATTCAGCAAGAGCGGCGACATTCAACCGTTTTAATTCTAGAAATTCTTCGCGATATTCTTCTTCACATTGATCTTGCATTACCCAAGGATAATGTTTTTTAACGTCAACGTGTTTTGTACAGATACTTTCTATCCAAGAATATGGATTCTTATGAATGTACCATGCTTTAACTGTTTTTCCAATCAATTCATATTTTTGTGGATCTTTTCGATTGCCAGCAGAATTAGGTTTCGCTGCAGGTCTTCGACTGTCACAGTCAATATTATATGCGTGTTTCCATATACCATTGGGTTTATTCCACTGTACCACAGTGTTAACGCCAACGAGATTTCTTTTTACTAATTGTTCAGAAAAGTTTGTACCCGATCTTTGCAGACCGAATATAGTCGCGATAGTCATGTATGTTCATTTCTCCCAACCTTTAATCACATCAGGGCTGAAGTTGGCACGACTAAACTCTAAACGGTTTACAATCTTGACTGCATCATTACTCAAATGATCAATCGCCACAAATCCTTCAACGTCAGTCACTTTAAATCCTGATCGTGTACGAAGGAATGTGTTCATCGAACCTGCCTGATTCATTTTATTAATAATCATTTCTTTCGCACCAGAGAGTAGATTCATCAACGTGAATACATTTTCTAAATCTTTCTTATTGTACTTATTGAAGACTGCCATCGCTTCTTTGCGTTTTGCCTTCCAAGTTTCTTTGGACTTCTCAGTTTTCTTTTTATCAATTTCTTTCTGATAGAAGTCATAGATGTAATTCATTAATCCTTTCACGTGGGTCTTAGGATTAATCTTCTTTCCTGCTCGGACATATGTGTTATTGTATACTTTGGTCTTGTCCTGAAACTCTTGATTGTTCTTAAACTCATCAAGAACTTTCGCAGGTATCTTACGAAACAATGCACCTGCTGTTGCCAGTACCTTCGTCACCGCATCGGTTTCAGACTTTGTGAATGTAGCAGTTCCACTCAAATCTTTATAGTTGGCATCATCCTGCCAAACACTTGCTGCGTTTGCAAAATTCTTTACAATATCTTTACCAAAAGAAGCAGACATAGACTCAAAAGAATCACCAGTGTAAGTAGTATGCCATACAATTCCGATCTTTGCTCGGGCGATTGATTTACCCAGCGCAGAATCGACAGGAACAGCATACACAATAGTATTAGGTTGGAAAGTATAATAAGACTGACCATCTATGTTCTCCGTAGTGACGTCACCGGAAGTAAACATTAAGTCGCCTTGATAGACACCTTTCTTAATTCCTAATTTGCTAAACTCACTGAGAGCAATTAACAGTTTTGCCTGTAGATCGCCAGATGTGTCTGCCTTTACATCTGCGGGAGTCTTGTATACCTTTGGATTTTTATTAAAGATACCTTTCTTTGCAACGAAGAACTTTCCGTCACGTGGATCAATACCAGCGAATACAGCAGGAGCACCGTCCCACTTGACTGTACGGGAAATAGATGACTTACTGCTACCAGATAACATATCTCGCAGGTCACGAAGAAAGTTAATTGCCTTGCGCGTACCAGCAACACCTTCATTGAAGATCAAATCTTCGAGGTGCTCCATATGAGTATTTTTTGCTTCAGTCAATACCTGATAGTGATTAAATTTTATCATTTTTTCTCCATGTGAAAAACATCTGAACTCGAAGATGACTTGTCAGTTGTTGTCTTGTATCCCCACTTGGAAGCGTATCTTTTTAACAGTTTGCTGTATAAACTTGTTCTACTAACACC